GCATGGCCTGATCCACAAAGAGGTCCCCGATCTCTTCGGACACGTTCTCTGGAACCATGGACCGCACCCGCTCGTGGATGTCTCGTGCGTTACGCCGACTCTCAGCCTTGCTCGCCAAGACCGTCTCGGCTTCGCGGCTGGCGAGCATGCGGTCTCGCTCCAGCCTCGCCTGCGCGGCTTCGCGCAACTCCGCCTTGCGATCCCACTCGGCAATCTCGGGGACTACGGCCTGGTAGGTTTCGCTCTCGGATAGGAGGTGGCGGGCCAGGTCCGCACGTAGTTCTGGCGTTGTCCGCTCCATGATGAAGTTGATCGGATCCGCCTCCATGGAGATCATCACGTCTTGGACTTCGGCTTGAACCCGTCTCACCTCATCCATGGCGCTGTCAAGCTGATCTCTGCGAAGGCCCTGGTTCATCAGCCGACGAAAGCCCTCCTTCGCTTCGTCATCCAGGCCCTCCAGGTCCATCTCCATGGGATCGTCTTCGGCACGGCGGCCTGGCAGCTTGACCGTGAAGAGGTCGGGTGCGTCCTCATCCTCCGCCGTCTCCTCCTCGCCCTCTATCTCCTCTTCTTTCTGGTCCGCACCCTCTTCCTTGGGCGATTCCCCCTCCGGAGATGGTATCTCCCGCTCCTCGCCCTCTCCTCCTTCTGCCACTGCCTCGCCATCTCCGGCTTGTTCGCCCACATCCAGCGTCTCTGTTTCTCCGACTGGAATGGCATCAGCCCCCTCCTCCGGCACAATCTGGCCCTTCTCCTGGGCCTCATTGACAACCTCCGCTATGGCCTCAGAGATGGACGTTGGAGCTTCCACCTTCGGTTGGGGTGGAGGCGTTTTTCCTACGACGACTGGGGCATTCGATTCGTCAGGCACTTTGGCTTTCCCTTGTTGGGTTTTCTGCCGTTGCGCCCCGCTCGGGAGGACCGGGGGCAATCGGTATTCCTTGTGCTTCGGCCTCGTCCATGGCGGCCCCTTCTGCCTGCATCTCTGCCCTGGCGAGAAGCTGCTGCGCCGGTCCTTCGGCCATGACCGCCAGCATCGCATCCTGGTTCTGCTTGATGACGGTTGCCAAAATCAGCCGCTGCCGATGGTTCACAAACTCCTGCATGATCTCCGGAGGCTGTTTCAGATACTCCGGAGATTTCATAAAGCGCTCCGTGAACATCAAATGGATCGGATGATCGTACCACTCGAAAATCGGAATGGTGTGAGCCGGTGTGCCCATGATGAGCTTACCGACATTCTGTTCGGCGGTAATGCGGTCCATGCCGCCCGGCATGGACGCCCGCCCCATGTGGGGGAAGTTGGCGAGAGATAGATACATTTCCCTCGCTTCCGGCAGGCGCGGGTCTCCCCAGGCCCCGTCCTGCCACATGCGCCACACGCGAGCCTGGCGCTCACCACGCCCCTCTGGGAGCATGGATTCCACATCCGGACGAACATTGATATTGCCCTGCTCGAAGACGTGGGGCATGACGGTCAGGGTGGTGGCTATGTTGTCTTCACCAACCACCCGCAGGATTTTCGGCACGTCCCAAATCAATGGGATCATCACCTTCCAGTCTTCAGCCAGGCGGGTCAATTCCTGGACTGCCCTCCGAAGGGTCGGGCCAACAAATCGGTCACTGTTGAACCGCAACTCCTTCACCAATTCCCCGGATGCCTCCATATGGGGTGGTGTACCTTCCGATCCCGCCACGTTGCCCAATTCGTTCATCTCGAATCGAAGCTGCTCGTTGGATCGCCAAACGTCTCTCGACAGGGAAGGAGGGTTGATGTACTGGATGGGGGCCTGGGTGAGACCCGACAGATTGGCGAACACGTTTTGGCCGGGGCGGTTGGTAATCTGGTCTTCCCGGATCCCGGCAGACGTGTCAATCACTTTCAGGGGGTTCGCTACAACCGTGGCATGTTGCAGGATCTGGGACATGATCCTGTTGTAGGATTTCTGGGGGCCCACCATCATCTCGGCGGGACTCGTCCCACTCTGTCTCCCCTTGACGTTGACGAAGCTAAAGCGCCGGATGGGGGAGGTGTACTTGAAGTTGGCGTAGCGGGTGCCGTCTCGCATTCGTTCGTTTCCGGCAACGATGAGTAAACGTCCGCCAGGGTCGTCCTCTGTTCGCTCCATCCCTGGATAACGGCATGGAGCAAACCACGCCTCGAAGACTTCGATGTACTCTTGGTTCCCGGTGTTCGTGCCATAGTGGTCGTTGGCCCTCCCGGTCGCTGCTCCGAAGTACCCAGATCCCAGGAGCATACGGCGCATGGTTCCGGCTTCCTCCGCCTCCGCCCCCTTGATGTTGGGCTCCACGTCCCGACCCCACTGTTCGTACACCTCTTCCGGTGTCAGGAGAGAGCGCTGGATATGCCACGGTTTTTCGTGCCACGGCATCTGACCCCAAGACCCACGCACCTGCATCGGCGTCAGTACGTCCAGGGCCATTCCGCCCTCGTATTCGATATGGGGCTGGCCGGTTGGCTCGCCCATTTCGTCCAGGAGGGGATTGCCCTGTTGGTCATAGGGGGCATTGGGGACCACCTGGTCCATCATTGCCCCGGTCGTGGGATCTCGTAGCTGCACCGCCGCTGGCCCGACGAACGGGATCACCTCTCCCTTCCGGGGGTCGATACGGGACTTCATGTACGCTTCGCCAGCGGGGATGAGCCAGGCGAAGAGATCGTCCATGCACTCTCCGGCAGCGACTTCGTACCAGAGATATTTCCAGACGGCATCCATCACCTCGGCAAGCTCGGCGTCGATACGATCACCCCCCGCAGCCTGGAACGTCAGGATCGGGGGGTTCTCGGTCATCCTTGCGTGGAGAAGCATGAACCAGTGGAGCATCCGGTTGATTACCGGGAGGTAACGCCAGCGCCTCTCGTCGTCGTCCAGATAGTCCGTCAGGTCCACCCAACGACCACGGAGGTCTGACCAGACACTCCACTGTTGACCGCATAGCATCCGAATGTGCTGCTCAATGGTGCGGTCACGGTCTCGGAGGAGGTGGTCCTGGGACTTCCAGAGTTTGCGAACGTACTCAACTCTCTGGAAATCTTGGCCGTCTATGTCGTCTTGCGCGAAAGAATCGCCCTGAAGGATGGGAGGGATGTCCTTGTAGGCTTTGATGGGGGAGCCGAGCAATTCGTTCTCTACCATGGTACCTATCCACAGGGCTCGACTCCTGGTATGAATTTATGGGCCCGCTGGGGCCTGTTTGTCAATGACCCATTCCCATGGTGGCGCTGGCCCGCAGCATATCGTCAACATCCTGTTCCGCCATGTCCCGGTTGCACCCGGTCTCTGCCATGGTGTCTCGGATCATCTTTTCCCTTTGCTCATCCGTGAACATAGACTCCACCGCCACGCCCTCCAGATCGGCCTCATTCGTGACGGTGGCCTTGGTTGTCAGAGGGGGGCGGTAGATTCCTACGGTCCTTTGTGCATCAATCCTCCGGCCCCGCTCCCCCCACCAAAGGCCGAGGACCATCCCCGCCAAAAACAGCGTGCATTCGAGCATCATTCCCTCACCTGTAGGGGATCGTACTCGCGGTCTCGCCTGCCGGGTGGGCGGACACGTCTGGACTCGTTCGCCTCTCGTATCAACACATCGGGATCCCACGCCCGGACTTTCTTCAATAACGACACAGACGCTGACCTCGGTGCCCTAGATGCCACGGCATAACGAAGGGCATCGTAGCCATCGTCCCCACCCTCGCCCGTGTCTGGGTCGGCGTCAACCTTCAGCACGACCTCGGTGTCGTCGGGATCCGTGACCATAGACTGAAGCTGGTCCAGGAGCCACATATTGCCATCGGTTCGCATGAACCGGATACCCGGCTCCCAGTCTTCGCCGTTCGGGCCCCTGCCACGGTACCCGATGTAGTCCCGGAGATTGTTGAGACCATGCACCCGATCCTGATTCGCCCTAGACAGAGGAATCCCGGCACCGATCAACTTCTCCGCCACCGAGGGTGTAGATTCGCCTCTCGCTTTGTGCGTGTGCCAGCAGTCGTGTCCGGCAGCCATGTATCGCATCTTGTGGGACAGCTTCCGAGAGATCCGCTCGGCAATCTCGTCGGGCAACTGGCGGTGGCCTTTCACGGTATCAACCACCCAGAGCCTGCCATCTTCATCGGTCGCCAGTTCTACTGCGACCCAGGGGTGCGCAAACCCCCAGTCGAATCCACCGAATCGGTACCAGTGCTCCGGTGGCTCGAATGGGTCGCAGGTGTGGACGGTGTGGTCCAGTTCCCCCAGCGCCATTCCGGCACCGACATCCCAATCCCCATCCAGTAGTTGTCGCCTTCGTAGTTCCGGGAGCGAATTGAGAACAGCCAGGTAAGCGGGATCGTTGGCGTAGATGGGATTGTCGGAGATCCGGGCGGGGATGTAGCGCCTGGTGAGCCTGAACACTTCCCCGTCCAGCGTCTTATTCTCAAACACATACACCCTCTCCCCGTTTTTCCCGCAGGGGTTCACGAAGCGCTTCTTGGTCCAGGCGTGTCCTGCGAAACCAGGGTTGCCTGTCCCCCTAGCCATACGAATCACCGTTGGATCTGGGCAACGGATCTCCTTCAAGAGGTCCACCCAGATGCGCTCCTCGGGGATGTTCGCCAACTCGTCAAATAGGACCGCAGCCCATTCTCGGCCCTGGTAGCGTTCTACGTCATCCAGGCGAGCGCAGTAGCCAAACTGGATGAAGGCCCCCGAGGGAAAGCGCCAGCGGCGGTGCTCCCCGCTCCAGTGTGGTTGCTGGGGGTGTCTGCGATAAAGTTGTTGGGAACGGAGGATCAGTTCTTCGACTTCACCGAAGGTCTCGCGGAGAACGAGGGCCCTGTATCTAGGCTTGTCGATTTGAAGGCCAGAGATGGCGATGATGGCGTCAGATTTCCCGCCGCCCTTTGCGCCGCCGTAGAATACCTCGAACTCGGAAGCAGCGCAGAATCTGGTTTGAGGACCCTTGTGGGGTGCCCAGAGGACTTCGTAATCCTCAAGCTCGTCTAGGTTTTCAGCTATCGTCCCCTGAAGTCTCGCCACCCGGCGGATCCAATTCTGGCATCACCATAATGCCGTGTCTGAGGGGTCCATCGTCGGGGCCCGTCATGGTGTGCTTCGTCCCCACGGAATACTTGCCGAACACGTCCAAGAGCTTCGCCAAATCCTGCGTGGACATATTCTCGACTTCATCCGGATCGAGCCGTTTGTCAGCCTCGTACTGGGCCTTTCGCGCAAGCTCTAGGAAGTACCGCTTCACCTCGTCGGGCTTTCGGCCTCCGCCCTGGTGGCCGGGGTTCCCGCGCCGAAGCTGGCCGTGACCATGAGATGGGGTCTCCAAAACCTCGGGGACCAGGACACCTCTTTTGTCCACGACATGACGGGTGCCATCCACCACCACCAGTTGACCGGGCGTGTAGTCTGACTCCCTCTCTTCTTCGGAGTC